CGGGTTTCCACGCGACTTAGCCACGGAGTGGTCGCGTGCGTGTGAGGTTCATAATCTGAGAACCTCCCGGTCCGTGGGCGCTTCTTAGCGCGTACCTAGTGTGCCACCGGTAGCCGCTCCAACCCCTCCGTGCCCGGTGCCACCCGCTCGGTGGCCAAGATGTTGGCGTACAGAAGGTGCGATTGCCTCCCGGCTTGAAACGGTTGGGTCTCTACCCGCGGTCGGGCTCTGGCGTCGTTCAAATGAACCATGGAGAAGCCATGGGGATTGTTAAACAAACCCTTCTCAGCCACCCATCCCCGCCTAGCCAGCGGTCGGTGTCGTGTGCGGCGGTCATTGTGCACACGCTCTACGCGGGCACACGGTGGCGGGTGTCACCGTGCCGCCCGCGCAACGCGCACTCTCACAGGGGGAGCACAAGCCCCCAGGGAACCACTCAGGCATGAGCCCGACACGCGTATGCATCATAAGTCCCGAAGGCATAGCGATAAGTCCAGATTGGCACGCAAGAAAGCTGGAGGGCCACCCCCCAACGCATGGATAACTTACTTCAGACATGTACCGTGGGTCTCACCCACTTATCAACCGCTGCCAGTGAGCAGCCGGCGGGCGTGAGCGCAAGTTCACCGCCTGCCACACAACCACCGTCACCGCCCATCTCGCGGCGGGAACGCAAAGCCAGGGCGCGTGCTGAACGGGCCGCCCGGCGTGTCCCCTACCGCGAGGACAACAAGCTGGCCGGCGAGTGGTGTCTTGTTAAGAAACCACCGAAGCGCCATCCGGACAGACGGCACAAGGGCCCCCCCGCTGTTTCTTTCACTGATTACGACACGGCCCCCAGTGGCTCGGCGAGTGAGGTAGACGAGGCCGCGTATTACGCGCAGCGCACCGCGCATAGTCGTACCCCTCGCAAGCGGCACACGCGGCACAAAGAAACGAAACGCAGGTTCGATTCCACTCTCGGTTACCCAGGGGAGGGACCCTGCAACAAACGTTGCTGCGCCGACCGCCGCCACGCGCACCGCCGGCGAGACATGCCACGACCACCCCCAGGCGACGGGAAGGCAGGCGCCGGCGCCCGTAAGCGCATACAGGATAAGAAGCACCTCCAGGCATACGCCTGGTGCCACCGTGGCGCCGCTGGTGAAAAATGCCCCGCGGTTTCGGCCGCCGCTGAGCATTATTCCTGCGACCTTTCAACCAATGTCCAGGCGGAACGGGCCATCACCGGGCCGTCCAACCACGACCCCATTTATGACGACCATGTCATCCTTCCACAGCGTGGCCGAGAGGCCAAAGTGCCGGACCGGGCCGAGATAGACATGGTGCCTGCCCCATACAATGCCGAGCCAAACGTTCGGGTCAGGTCGCCCGCCCCCACTGATCTCGAAGACGCTCTGCCAGACGACGTGGACGACCCCGTCCTCCAGGCCCTGAATGAGTTCGACGCCGAGCGAGCCGACAGCGGTGGGGATGGTAAAGGTGCCCCCGTTCACGACCGCGACTCTCAACACAGCGACAGCAGCAGCGAAGATAGCGCCGCCAGCGACGACGATCAGCCTGTTCGCTGGCACGATCCGCAGCGTACGCCATCACCGCCCCCCCCACGTGTCCCGCACCACCCGCACAACCCCCCCCGCACGGGCACCCCCCCATCTGCCGTCAATGGCGCTCACGCGCCCGTACCCCGCTCGCGGGAGTTTGACGAAGATTTCTCCACCGAGGACTGCATCCGCCCGGATCGCCTGGCACTTGTACCCATCGGCGGTTATTATCCTTCCGCGTGGAAGGGGCCGCGCGAAGACGCGTTCCACGGTTACGCTACTCCCGGGGACACCAAGGTCAAGTCCCAGGCCCCCCTGAGGGCGCACGATTTGGGCTTGCGGGCAATGGCTTCGGCAGCCAACCATGGTGCGGGCACCCGGTGTGGTCATATATCGGTGCGGTACATCTATACATCGCACCCGATTAGGTGCCTTGTCACCTTTCCACCACCCGATGAGTTCCAGGTACATGACCGCGTCGTTCTTAGTGTCCCACTACACGTCGCGGCCATGTGCAGGGACGGAAAGACACTTTCCTTGCAGGACATCCTCGTTCTTACGCGGATGCGCCCCGCCCAGTATGGGATGGAGCGCGCCCCCACAGGTACTGCCACACGCCATTGGTGCGGCCGCATGTATGAGTACCTCACGAGGTCACGTGGCACCGTTTTGGGTCGTGCTGACGGCACCCCAACAGACTTTAACGTGCTGCGTGCCCTGGGTTACACCTCGTACACCAAGCTTATGGTGAGCGACTCGCTCATTCGCGATGTACTCAACGACCCCGCGTTCCACGCCATAACGGCCTTCACCAGCGCCGGAGCCAAGATTGATGTGCACCCTAGGGTGATTCCACTGGTGCGCAAGTACATGCAGGCCTACGCCCTTGGCGACCGTGCCGCCACTGTGGTAAGCAGCACTTGTGTGTACCTGTGCCAACTCTTATGGTGTGCGCAAGCGTACCGGTTGCTCACGGCGCCTGCGGGGACCGCCCCGGCGGTGGCGGTTTTTCAGTAGTGGCTGAGGGCGTTTGTGCCCCGTTTCCCCTCCATCGTGTGTACGATGAGCAGTACCAGCCGCCAGCATCACTCCCGCCCTTCGTGCCCCGAAGTGACTACGTCGTGTTGTCGGGGCGCCGATATCTTTTGCCCAGTGGTGAACCTTGCTTCTCCCCTATGCCACAGAACACCATCCGGACCTTCCGAACCGTTTTCGGCCCGGTTGCCCTTACCACGGCCATTGTTCTCGCGCGCACGCCCCACAACTTGAATTACGGCATGCGGCGCACTCTTTGCGTGCGCCTACCTGGCGATGGTGGCCTCGCCGACAGTGCCCTGCGCGCCACACAGCTCGCGCTCCCGGCGCAACCGTGGTATCGCCGCCTCCGCGACACACTGCGCGCGATCCACAGCACCACGTGTGACGGCTATCGCACCTGGGTTGAAGATGCTGTTGCCCTGGCCTCCGAAGCCCACCCCAAACGGGATATGCGCATCCGTTACCTCAATGAGGCCCTTAATGATGGCATCCTGGGTGCATGGGGGCACACCGTCGGGAGCCACAAGGTGAATATGAAACACCCTGAGTACGCTAAGCCCGGCAAATTCATCCGCACCACTGTCGACCTCGGACTGCGCGCGTGGGTCCTCGGTTGTGGCTTAGCCAAGCGGATGAAGGAAGGGCTCAGCGCCGGCTTTGACTACGCTGGCTTCACTGTGTGCTTTTGCCCGAAGAGCCGCCATGATTACTTGACCCACCACTTCAATGAGCTCGTGCAGCCCTCGGGCCGCGGGCACTTTGTGTTCTTCTCTGATGATTCCTGTCTCGCCGTGCGCGTCGCACAAGAAGTCCGTATGTTCAATATAGACATAACTGCGTGCGACACGTCCCACACAGCCGCACTCTTCGAGCTACTCCTGTACATAACGCCCGATCACTGTCGCCCCACCATGGAGAGGTGTATCGAGCAGTGCAGGACCCCCATGATATTCTCTAACCCGGACTACCCGGAACAATCCATCAAGGTGCGCTTCAAAGATGGGTTCATGAAGTCCGGTTGGTGTTTCACAACGATGATCAATAACCTCGCGACAATCCTGCTCTTCGCTGGTATGGTCGAAGAAGATGACTGGACCCCAGGCGGTCTGGTGCGCGGAGCTGCGCGTGCTGGTTATCTCATAGACGAGCCCCCGCTCCTCACAAATCCATCCCACCTGCAGTTTCTTAAGCACTCTCCAGTGCGCGTCGGCTCTGGTGCCTACCTCTCGGTGCCAAACCTTGGCCCGTTGCTGCGGGTCAGTGGGACAGCATATGGGGAACTGTCGCCTTCCCTCGGCCGCACCGTGCGAGAACGTGCCGCCGCCGCCCAGCTCGGCTACATTCGGAGCGCCTTCCATGCTGTGCGTACCCCGACCTTGATGCGCCTCCTCGGGGCGCCGCGCGCAGGCGACTGCGGCCTGCACTACCATTCCGAGTCGCACTCGACTTATGCATATTTTGATCACGATACTGCCTTGGGTGTGCGGTATTCGATGACACAAACCGAGATGGACGAGTTCTTCGCTTGCATTTTCGGCCCCCCTGGTTCCGCCCATCACGGCGAGTGGGTGGACCGTATCATGCACATGGACTACGGCCTCCCACCTTTCTCACACCCTTAGGCAGCGAAAAGCGCGTGAGCAAATGCTGGTCCGACACGCCGCGTGTGCAACGCCACGGCGCTAGCGCCATCACGCGCCCGCGCGTAATAGCACCCCTTGGCCCGCCAAGCCACTAGGAGCGGGCACCGTCAACTTTAATCTTGCATTCTGGGTTGTCCACCAGGGTGCCTGTCTAGCCATACCACCCGCCGACCTCTCTCCCGGACCAGACTCGCCCTCGGGCGTACACCTGTGTATGACGTGGTTTGTCGTACACTTGTATTTGAACCGCTTCTACTATAGAAAACAAACACAATTCCCGGCGCCGCCGCAAACACCACGACACGAAGCACAGGGTGGAGCGCCACGGCCCCAGCACCCCACACCGCAGCCTGGTGGACGCCCCCTCCGTTGTGAAGCGGCAGGCGCAGCGCGCTCCCGCCGACACCAAGAGGCACACCCCTCGCACCCTTGCCGCCACAGCGCCCGGGCCCACTCGCACACCGCCTCCCCCTTCACGAGGTCGGCTGCTCGTTGGTTCCCGGCGCCCGAATATGCCAGACAACGAAGGATTCGTGACCCGTGGACTCCGTTCGGTTGGCCACGGCGTCGTCGACACTGTCAGCAGCCTCGTGGGGAACGCCGCTGACTCCTTCATCACTAAAATACTCGGGATAGGAAGCTATACTGTGAAGAAGAACTCCCTCATGGACCTTAACACGGGCATGCTCCCCATGTTCGGCGAGGAGAATTGGATGGAGATTGTGCGCCAGGAGTATTTGGGCGACATCACCTCGTCCGTCGGTTTTAAATGCACCGCCTTCCCCATTAACCCTGGGCTTTCGCGCACCTTCCCGTGGGGGTCAACCCTCGCTGGCAACTTTACCCAGTACTATCCCGACGGTATGATCGCCGAAGCCAAATCTCTGTGCGCTACTGCCGTGTTCAGCTCTAATCCTTCTATTGGGGCTTGGGGCATTTGCACAAGTTATGACGCTTCGGCACCGCCACCCCGGGACAAACGGGAGGCTGAAACTTACATGATGGCCTCCTCTTCCGCGCCTTCTGAAAGCATCGTGCACCCAATCGAGTGCGACCCTAGCATCGCTGTCACTGACGCTCCTTTCGTGCGTACTGACGACACCCCCCCGGGGCCCGACGACGACATCCGCCTGTACGACTGGGCCAACATGTACGTTTGGACTGAAGGACAACCCATCGATGGCGCCGTCCTAGGGGAACTGTGGTGGAGCTATCGGATCAGGCTCTTCAAACCACTCCTCGACGCCGCGCGACGCGGATCATTTGTCAGCTTCTCGTTCCGCAGCCGGAATGCCGATGCGTGCTACACCCCCCCCACCCGGTACGCGTACTCACCCAGCTCCACAAACATCACAATGGATGTTGAGGGCTCCCGGCCGTACGTCATGTTCGCCGCTGGCACCAAAGGGCTGTTCCGCATTATCTACACCACGTTCGCCGAGACCGACAACACCGGGACGGGTGGCATCACTCACGGCGCCATTGCAAACCCCTCCACCGAGCTGAACGTGCGTTCAGAGACGGGCGAGATTGCGTATCTCAATAACACGCAAATGTCCTCGATGTACAGCGCCAACTTTACTGCGTACGCCCCGAACTCGGATGGTGGGTCTGGTCAGTCGTGCACGACCACTGACAACGGCGCGTCTGCGTGTGCCAACCCCACCACCATAGTGTACGTAAGCGTTGACAACACCGCTTCTATCTACACCACCAGTGCCGTGCAGCTTCCAAATACTTTCATGACCGGGCTCACTACCGCGCCCGCAACTGCAGGTAGCATGGTGATTGTAGAGACCGTCAACTCTACTGGCAACCCCTTTAATGCGTTGACTGCCCGTGGTGAGCCCACGCCAAGGAAGGAGTTGCTGCGCCGCTCGCGCCGGATGCCCATTTCGCTCAACCCGCACCTCGGTCGCTTCGCCGAGCAGCCAACCCGTGTCGAGCGCAAGACTGAGTGCAAGGCCGAAGCGGCGCCTGTGACGGTTGCCGCGTCCACGCCACGCCTCACCATTGTCGCACACCCCACCGCCGAGAGCACCCTGCGCACCCTTGGTTTCACTACCAACGCAGCCGGGGAATGGGTCAACATTGAACCGCTGAAGAAGTGAGGGCGGTTCATGCTGTTATTTATACTCACTTGGTGCATACATTAGGATGGTAGCACCGCCATCACTCCGTTCCTGACCGCTATATTCTTTGC